TAAGATTAATTTAGTTCATTATTTTGTGTAAAGATGCCAGCATAGACGTTATAGTAAATTCATCAAGGCGACAAGAAAACAAGTCTCCAAGATGCAACGGAATGGTAGCTCAGTTGGTTAGAGCAGCTAAAGTTTAGCTAAGATTTTGGCAGCGAATGACATAAAAAGAAACGGATTGCGGATACTAAAAAAGATCTTTGAAAACTTAACTTACGTAACAATACGGAACCTTAGCTCAATTGGTTAGAGCAGATGACTTAGCTTTATTAGTCTAAAAACGAAAGTTCATGATTGATAAATAAGGGTTGCTAGATGAAACACTCTAGTAGAATTTGACAAATTCGGGGAACGCTAAATAAGGAAACTTACACGCCAATCCCGAGCCAAGCCTAGAGACAGGAAGGTGTAGAGACTAGACGTCAAACCCGCGAGGGAAGGGATAGTCCAGACCACGAATCCGAAAGGAGCGGCGAAAGTCGAAGTGGTAAGCATGATCATACGGTTCCCGGTTCAAGTCCGGGAGGTTCTACTGAAAGGAACCTTTAGATTAATCATTCTAAAGGTTCCTTTTTTTATTTGCTCTATTTCTTCTTTTCTTAGAATGATTAATTTTTCTGGGAAATTATATGCCTAAAGATAGAGTTGTGTAACATGGTAAAACTAAAAGAATATTTAAATGATTAGATTCATTGGAGAACTTCCGAAAAAATGTACTATTGCTTTTTCAGGAGGCATTGATTCGGTCGCAATTGTTGATTTTCTTGCAAGAGGAAAAAAAGATATTCAGTTGGCTTTTTTTCATCATGGAACCGAGACTTCTACTGAAGCACAATCATTTGTTCAAGATTTTGCTGCGGCAAGAGGCTTGAAATTGACGGTCGGTAATCTAAGAGAAAACAAGCCTTCATCGGAGTCATTAGAAGAATTTTGGCGTAATCAGCGCTATGAATTTCTCGCACAATTTAATGATCCAGTAGTTACCGCTCATCATCTTGACGATGCAGTAGAGACTTGGATTTTTACATCCCTTCACGGAGAATCAAGGCTAATTCCTTATAGGCGAGGAAATGTAATTAGACCATTTCTTGTTACTCCAAAAAAAGAGCTTAAATCATGGTGCTCATCTAAAAATCTATCATGGATAGAAGATGAATCGAATAATGATATTCGGTATATGAGAAATCTAATACGACACAAGATTGTACCAGAGGCTCTTAAGGTGAATCCAGGATTGAGAAAAGTTGTAAGAAAAAAATATATTGAAAAATATTGACATAATAGCACTAACAATGACCATCTATTGTGCTTTATTAGTGATACAAGGTTAAATTAACCTAACAATGCTATTGTGTTATGATTGCTCAATATCTATTGTTATAGCAGATTCATGAAGAAATCAAGAATTACTTTAAAAAAAAATCAGCCTGCTTGGTCGTTTGTTCTATATGATTCTGTAGAATCAGCTTTCTATTTAAAGAATGAGCCGCTCAAAGCAAATGATATGACATTCTGCAAGGTTGTTGTCTTAAAGTCAAATGACGTTATTGAGGCTGAATGGATAGGATCTGAATACGTCTATCTAGATGATTCATCTGAGAGCTTCGAAAATATTGACATTCAACACGAAAAATACGAAAAGGTTCGTATTGGAAAAATGACGCCGCTCAAGACTACGGAGGACAAAGGCGGGTATGTAGAGCTTTATGTAGGCTGGTTGCCCAGCGGGACTTTTCAGTGGACCTCTGATGACATGCGAGATGACGTCAGAATAACTCAAATAAAAGGCAGGGTACGCTCTAAGCTTGATTTTAGCAAATTATTCGATGGTCATCCTGATGATCTAGATGAAGATGTTCATAATCCACAGAAAATGTTCTCAGAGACAACGGGCAGCCTAGGACTTAGCTGAAGTCTAGACGTTCCTTGCAACTCCGTCAAAATAAGGTAGAGAAGAAGTAACTTCAGTGCTCAAATTTTGTGAATTTGTTGTTGCTGGGTCGACTGGGACTAGATATATTTCTCCAATTCCTCTTGAATCTCTTTTATAATCTTGTTTTACAAAATTGACGCTGACTGGCGCGAATCCTAATTCTCCTGGTTTATATTCCTTCAGAGTTATCTTATTTCCTGAAGTTGCCGTGTCTCCAAATGGTGTAAAATTATCATTTATAAATTTTGTATAAATGCGCTGTTCGAGCATGTCTCTAAATTGGCCGAATCTGTCTCTTCTAAAAGTTGCCCTTGAATGAGTATTAAGTCCACTATATAGTCCATATTTCCAGCCGCGAATTATGGGCGAAAGTCCAAATTGATAAGAGCTGTAAGCTTGAGCCGTGCCCGAGACTACAGTTTCAGTAAAAGGAAATATTGGAAAATATCTGTTATCAACTTCTGTTTTTCTAAAGTGCGGATAATTGTTGCATCCATACTTAAATGAATTTTTATCTGGAACAGCAAGAGATGCTGTGTTGACTATATCGACCTGTTTAACTGTAATATTGTCTATAAAAGCTCTATCAATTATTCCAGTGTTTCCAACTGAAGAAAAAATAGGAGCAGTCTTTATATATGCAAATCCTATTCTGTATGGTCCTGGTGGTATAAGTTGAGGATAAACATATTGTGACATGGTTACAATTGAATTTGGTCCGCCGGCAGGATTATTTCCGGCGACGATGTCGATCGGTATTGCAAAAACAGGAAAATCATTTGATGAATAACCAGGTATAGCTGCAAAATATGTAAAAAGAAAATCTGAAGGATCGGCGTGAACAGCTCTGTCATACTGAAATTTCCAAGGATTTGACGATGTAATATCAACAACAGCTATTGACATTTGATTTTCGCCGAGTGCCCAGACATCAGATTTACTTGTGGTCTTGCCGCGCGAAGTATTTGAAGCTAAAACATTTACATTTGATGGTGTGTTGCTCCAGGCAACGCCGCCAGTCAAATAAGTTGTAGTTGATCCTGAAAAAGACGCAGATATTACACTGTAAACATTGGCAGCATTGGAGCCAGAATAGGGTAAATCTCTTGCACGTACTGTCCAGCCATATCTAGGGTCCCAGTAGTCATAAAGTCCGTGTGACCAGTCAACAGAGGTTGTATTTTTAGAAAAAGACGCCACACCTGTTGAATAATTACCATCTGAATTATTTTCAAAGCCTTCTGAGTAAGAAGAAGATAAATTAGTTTCATCGGCATTATATGTTGAATATGCCATGTTGTTAAGATCACCAAAACCAAATAAAAATTTGACAGTATCATCATAATTCATTGTTCCCGTCAAAGGAGAAGGGCTTGGTTTTGTAACATGAGGATATGGGTCAAGAAAATCTTGACTAACAAGCTGATTAAGTTTAACGTCTGAAGGTATTAGTTCTGATATTCCAAAAATATTATCAAACATAGAGCCAGGTGGAAGCATTGCTGATGTTCCAGACATGAACGGCCTTAGACCATTCCTCCCTCCAAAACCCATGTCTTTTACTTCATGATGACCAGGTAGAATCGGTAAAAATTTATCAATCTTTTTGTTTACGCCACTTTGATTTACTGTCAAATAAGTAAAAGGAAGAAATGGCGTCTCTGTGGTCGATGTTTCGATTCCTAATGCTTGACTAGAATCAAGAAATCTATCTCCTGGGATATATTTGTTTTCATATGGATACGACCACGTCCATACGTTGTTTACCAGCGGGTCGTTATCAAATCCTTGTCTTTTGGCTTCAAGATCATTAAATCGCATATAGCCTATGCTGCCAGTTTCAACGTTGCCATACGGGCTTAAGGCAAATTGTGGATTATCAGAAAAAGTCCATATAGCTGCTCCATCTGAATTAAAACAGTTCTTTAAATTTGGAAGACAAGAATCGTATATTCGTTCTATTTCATCAATGCACTGAGAAATTCTATATGTATTAGATGTTCTTTCATACCAAGGAACCTGCCTGTAGGCTAAAGACGAATTATTAGATACGTCTAAAGAACCATATGTTGAATCTAACGGTGGTTGTGATCTAGCATAATATTTACTAAATGCTCTTCCTCTTGATCCTGTAGACAATAAAACTCTGTTCGTGTCCGTGGACGTTCTTAGATTTGTATTTTCAGAAACCATCGTTCCTGTCACATAGTCGTCAGACATCGTTCCGTAAAAAGATGCTCCATAAAATGTATCAAATTGATCTAATACAGGATCATTGCCAATGACGTCTTTGACGGCATCTGTGAAACGTAAGTTTCTTGTGTGACTCATGTCATGAACTCTCTATTTGACTTTACATATGACCCATAAAAAGAAATATTGATAGATCCCGTATTGAACTGAACATCATGGCCGACGGCGTTCTTAAGATCATAAAAGTAAGAAGAAGAAAGTATTGTGCCGCGTCCGACATGTAAAGATCCTGCATCAGGAAAATCAACTTTTATATTTTTTAGGGCGGGCCTTGTCTTTGAAGCTGCCAATATTAATTTTTGTCCTGGATATACAAGGTATGGTGATGGGCTTCTATTTCCAACAAATGATTGTGTATAAAGATAGAAAGTATCTTCCGAAGGAAAACTTGCTAATTTTGTCGTCATGTTGTTGACAAAGCTTTCCCTTTCCGCTGAACTTGAAACGTAGTAAGGATTTTTTATATTTTCGACTGCTCTAGTCGGGTCTATCAATAAAAATTCTTTTCCAAATATTGAATTTCCGCTTGGGTCAAATCCGGTCAATCCTCGACCCGCACAATTAGAAGAAAGAACAGAAGTATTATTGGAATTCCATTTGACAAATTTATTTTGCATAAAAATGTCAAATTTACTAATTAAGTCAGAAGTGTTCATTCCGTAAAATTCATCAAAAGATTTAAATAAAAATCCATTGGAAATTCCTGCCGTGGATTTAATTTGAACGCTTCCTGTAAAAAATCTTTTATTAGGATCTGCATCAGCTACATAAGAGACAGAAGCAGCTTCTTTGTTGTCTTCTTGTCCTGAAGTCAAAACTATTGTAGGGGCATGATCATCAGGTGTAGCATGACAAAATATATCTTTTATTAAATCATCAGAATGAGTTATTAGATCATGACACACTATGTCTCTAATCTTTAAAGACCCGTAAGGCTGTTGTGACATTAAAGATAATGTAATCCCAGGCCCTCCTACATCATAGAACCCATAATACCCAGAAGGTTCAATAGCCGTTCCCATATATGTGTAGTTGTTACCAGAAGATGTTGTTCGTGGAATGATTGTTTTATCAAAAAACCAACTTGATCCAAACATGAACGGTATTTCAAATACCACTTTTTCAATTAAAAAGGGTCTGTCTATAGGTAACTCAAATGTCTCATTTGCTGAAGCATCATAATCACTATTTCGTGTGATGCTTTTGGGATAATCGCCTGTTGAAATTTCAACAGCATTTATCGAACTAATAAGCTTACCAGTCCAATCTGTTGATTGAATTAAATTAAGGGCGCTGAGGCTTTGTCTATGAGGATCATTGCTTCCAGAAATACATACATTTCCAAAACAGTCAAATCCAAACCTGTCTTCTGTTACGAGACCGCCTATAGTTCCATCGATATGGTCGCTAGTCTTGAAACAGAATTTTTCAAATGGGCCAACATGGTCGTCTATAGCATTTGACGGTATATTCCACTGACCTTGATTTATATTTAGATAGTAGATGCTACTACTATTTGACAACATTGTTGTCTTTTGATTTACCGGAAAAGACATTCTAATCTGCGTCTTATTCATTAGACCAGTTGAAAAGCTTCCGGGTTCTCCAATTGATCCAGCAGATCCTGTTGCATAAAATGGATCTAAAAAATTTCCTTGTTCATGTTGGTTCACTTCTTTAAAAGCGTCTGAAGAAGAACTATAAAAAGGATCAATTCCAGAAACTTGTTCATATCTTCCGGCCTTAAGTGTTCCCGTGACAAAGACACCAGATAATTCAGTCATCAATAGATCATATGATGAATTTCCCCCAGGATAAGCAAATAAATCTGAAAGAGTTTCAACTCCTCTGTATGCACCTCTATTGTTGACAACATAATTTCTTGGAAGCCCAGATGGCATATCCATGATTACGCCTGAGACAAAATTCATTGTTTTTTGATCATTAAAAACAATGTCTTGATTTGAAGCAAAATCTACTGAATCATATCTTGCAACTTCTCTTCTTGGAAGTATCTTTCTTCTTGACATCAGTAAGTTAAGCCTCCGTAAGCTATTGAATCTGTACCATTTTGGCTGATGTTATCATACATAAATCCCGTTGATGCGGATTTTTCTTTTTTTGAAATATAGGTTGTTCCCTGTCCACGCATTTTGTTTACAACTTCAATTAAGTCAGAAGTATAATTTGAAGTTGTAGCTGTGCCTCGTGGAGGAACTTTATCTTCAAAAGGAGCTAAATAATTTACTCCGTCATTAAAGTAAAAAATACTTGAACCTAAATGACGAACAACATCTCCCTCGTCATTTTGCATTGTTATGTCTTCTCCAAGATCCAAGAACACATTGTTGTTCTGTCTTGTTGGTTCGTAATAATCTACAGATGTAATATAATCTGAAGCCAAGAACATTGTTGAATTTCCGCTTCCAAATTGTCCTCTGACTCCTTGAGGCTCAAAGGGAACGTTAATGCTAAATTTTGAAATTATAGGTCTAATTGGAAATGGCTCTATGATGCCATTAAGAACATAGTTTTCTAGCTGATTTGAATCATTAGTCACAATAGGAAATGTGATCATGTTCTCAATAGGCTTGTCTTCTTCTTGTAATCCAATGAAGTAAATTGGATTGAATATGTCAATTTCTTGATAGTAATCTTTATCAACGACGCTTATTTCGCTGACGCCAAGGCAAAGTGGTTTTATTAAGTGACCAGGAGTTCCTGCTGATATCTTGACTGTTCCTGCAATCCAATGATTGAAATTAGTAATTTCAATACCATTTCTATAAGAATCTAGATTTACAGACGATGAAAGATAATTGTGACTCTTTGGAGTAATTGAAGATTTTGCTCTAGTTTGTCCTCTTCCAAAGAGTCCCGCGACATTAATCGATCCAGAAACTGCTCTTGCAATTGATCGATCAACAAAATAAGAAGTATCTTTTAGTCTAATCTGTTCTTTTGTTGAAAAATAGCTTTCATCACAATCAATTGATATAAAAGATATGTCTTTTTTAAAACCTCTGTCATTTGACTTTGGTTTTTGAGAAGGTTCTGAAGAATCTGTCATAGAAGTAGCCTTAATATTTCTTTAAAGTTCCAACAATTTGTTGCACCAATAAACTATCGTTGATAATCTGTTTATCACCCATGTAGTTTTCACTATGTCTATATTCTGTCTTGTGCCGCTCTAAAACATGAGACTCTATAACAAAGTTTGTTCCCTTGTATTTTGTCTTGCTAGGAACAATCTGCTCTATAAATGAAGAAATAGACACGTCGAACCATCTGTAAAATTCTAGAAATTTTCTAAAATTCATTTTTTCTGAGAGTCTATTAAAGTAGACATCTCTTAGATTTTCTAGACCTGGATAGTCTGGAGAGAACATAAGATCGGGATTTCCTATAGCATTGCCGATAACGTCAAATGTCGAGAACATATTGACAATATCTCTATCAAGTGCATCGGCTAAAGAAAATTCGATTGATAGCCTAACATCATCTACAGGTTCTTCTTGTGCAAAGGCACTTCTATGAGTGTATGAAGGTACTGATGATGCCCATGGGTTTTCATTGATTAGAACAGGGTCTTCAAAACTTCTAATTCTTATTTTGTCATCTGTTGATGCTTCATCAAAAGCAGGAGAGAGATAGCCGTAGCTAAACATGTCTCCAGTAACAACTTCTGATCCTGTAACAAATCCTGTCCCAGATAAGAACATGTTATGCTGGCTATAGTCGACGAAAGATATGTTTCCTAAAGAGTCAGCATTTCTATCTATCTGTTTTGACAGAGAATCTATTCTAAGCTTATTGTAAGAACCAGATATATTCTTGACAAAGTTATATTCCACGAATGGATCAGAGGCACCAGTAGATTTGTAATTTCTGACATGCTCTTTCCATTCTTCGTCATTGACAAATTTTGACCAAAATCTAAAATTTGAAGCCCACCCTATAAAGTCAGAAGTTCTAGCTATATTATCTGAAACTGAAGTTGCATCATTTAAGAAAGAATATCCTGCGCTAGAATTTATTTGTTGATTGTTACCGATGCTTACAAATGTTCCTGATGCATTTAAAGTTGAAGATATTGTTCTAAATGCATTTCCTTCAGATGCAGCCTGCTCATTGAAAAAAGTCTCTGTCTGATCTATAAAAACTAAGTCACCCCATTCTGATTTCCCGGCTCTAAGGCAATATGAAGATGAAAGATAATCCAAACCAATTTCATCAGATCTTTTATGACCAAAAGAAATGTTCCATTTGTCACCGTCAAAAATGCCCAATCCAGGCAAATTTAAAGACATGGAAAGAACAGGTGAAGCAGAGCTCATTCCCGACCGAGCATAGGCTTTTATTTGAGCAGGTACTCCCTTTTTCTTTTGAGTTGCAACAACATTGACAAGAAGACCAGGGTGTGAATTTAATGAACTTCCTGTAACAAGCATTCTAAATAGAGATTGATTTACAGAGTTATTTAATTTATTTTTTGGAAATTTATATAAAGCTTCTGCAGTCCATGATCCTGAAGTCAATAGTCCGTCCGATACATTTGTTGTTCCTAGATTATTACCTAGTGAGTCATGATAAAAGCTTCCTGCTGGTAGAGGAAAACCAGGTTCAAGTCTTGAAGAAGACAAATAAGGAGTTGACACAAGTGAAGAACCGATAAAATCGATCATTGCACCTAACTCCATCTTTTTTTCTCTTGAATTTGTTAGAGACTTTGTTGTGCTTCCGCCATATTCTCTAATTTTTAGACTATTGTCAGGATCTATTCCTACAGATCTAAGGAAAGTTCTAATACTATGTTGAGTTCCTTTTGACCTAATAACTTGAGGTATATTTACAAGAATTCTTCTAAGAATTAGAGCTTGTAATTTCTTTAGAGGAAGATTTTCATCTGACGAAGTTGTATATCCATCAATATCTTCGGCTTCTGAATATTGAGCAATAGTTGAACTATTAAAGAACGGTGGTATATAGAATCCATAGCTTCTTACTATGTCTTCAAGAAAATTATCAGGTACTGTGTCAATTGTATCGTAATCAACGGTTCTAAGAGTTCCAAATGCATCAATAAACAACTTAATATCATCAAAAAATTTTGCCCAAATATAGAGGAAAGAAAGAATTATTTGAGCTGAACCTTTTTGACCCTGCCCAGGTATTCCTGATCCACCATATGCATCTCCTGAATTTCCTTCTATGTTTTCAAATCCATCCTGTGATGCTCCTTCAAGCAAATAATGCTGAGGAATAAGTTTTAGAATAATGTTTGGATTTGCTGCATCATAGCTTTTTGCTGTTGCAAGCAATGTTTCATTTAGGTTCATTATGTTTGGTGATGCTGGAAATAGAATTTTTTTGAATTCTTGTCTTTCATTTTTAACAGGATTTAAAGTGTCAAGAGATGCATCAACTCTCAGACTTCCTGTAAAGTTCATAATTGTAGAGTGTAAAGAGTTTCCTGAACTATCAAGAACAACGGCATTTACAGCGTCATTTGGTGAAAACAAAGATAGCGGCGGGGGTGGCTCATTAAATCTGTAATATAACTTTAACTCAGGTGTTGAATATAGACCCCGCGTAGCATTTGTGCGCTGTTGGCTTTCATTTCTTGCAGAATGAAATATTCTTAATTCGTCAAGTGTTCCGCTTAGCGTTTGAGATGGCACAACAAGGTTTCCCATAGAATAAAAAGAAGACCCTGATCCAATTAAAAGATCTACTGCGTCAATATTTAATTTTTTGATATTAACAGAATTAATGCTTTGATTTGCTAGTGCTTCATTGACATAGAATTGCAAATAATTTTGTGAATCTGAGTTTTCTTTATTTATGGTTGCACAGATATGATTATAAGATCCTTTGCTTAGAATTGTAGTTACCTTATTTCTAAAAGATCCAGAAGTTATGCATAAACTAGCTGTTGCATATATTGTTGAAACTGTAGGTTCAAGATAAAGAGAAAAACCTTCAGATTCTGATGAAATTTTCTGTAAAATTACTTGACTATCATTTGTAATTGTCGGTAAGAATAATTGAGCTTCTATTGTAAATGACTTGTCAGGGTTTGGGGATATAACAGGATCACCAAGCGAATTTTTTGACAATTCCGGATACAAGAAACCAGTTTTATCTTTTACGGAAATCCATGTTCCAAGATTTGCAAGATATCCATTTGATGGATCTTCTCCAAGTTGAGTACCTGAAAATTGAAGAGCTCCTGACCAAGTTGGAAAACTATCAAATACCCATTTTTCAAAACCATTGATTTTTTCTAAAAATGATTCAACTTCTTTTTTTGATCCGTCAAAAGGAAAACTGTTAATAATATTGTTGAATGCTTCGTTTACTTTTACTTCTGCTGAAGAGAAAAAAGTATGATTTTCAAATTTTGACCAATCAACATTTAACTGTTGCGTATTCTTTAGCGGGTAACTAAGCGGATCATACTTAAATGACCCTGAGTCTCTTGAATTTGTATTATCAAGATTTGCATCCTGATAATTCATCTGCACAGGTCTTGCATCAAGTTGCGAAGCACGCATCCAGGCTGGTGTATATGGAAGTTTTGATCTCGTCGACATTCGAGTTTTCTCTTAATCTATTCTAAATGACGTAGAAGCGCTGGGAAAAAATAATTTACTGCCATTCAAAGATAACATTATATCAACTATATACACTCTTCCAACCAACAGAGGAGAAGTATAGAGAATAAAAAACATTCCTGAAGCATCACTAGATACTTTTGTTGAATTCATTATGTCGTCAAAAGGAACAACAATTTCTTTTGTTGCAGTATCTCTTATGCTGTAAAAAACATTTTTAAGGACAACACCTGGAAGATCAACAGGTAGCTTTACAACTTTTATTAAAGGAGTATTTTTATCAAATATGTTAACTCTAAAATTTGGATTATTTCCTTTAAGGTAGGCATTCTGAACACCTGTAACACTGACTTGAAACCTTGAAGAACTTTGTGACGTAGACGTTCTATTTGGTTTTCTAACTATAACATCATCACCTGTCGAATAGACAACAGACAAATCATTTGAAACCCATTGAGTATGAAATTTTACTGAACCTGATTCCAATATTTTTGAAGAAATAACCGGGTCATTTGACGGAACAACAAATGTGGAGCTATACACACCAGTAATATGATTTACTCCTCTTGAAAATTGTGATCCAGAGTAATAAAGGTCATAGCTTCCACTTGGGTATTCTGTTGAAAGCTTAAAGGTTAGACTGTTATTCCCTAATATCTCTGAGCTTGATGAAACAATATTTTTAACTTGACCCTGCACATAGTTATAGAGATTTATACTGCACGAAGTGTCAAAGACTAAATTTAGAGTATCATCATTTATTGAATCATTGTAGCCGTAAACGAGCTGAGGTCTTTTACTTTCATCATAAGTGTGGCGACTTCCAAATCTTTTAACAAAATAAGTTCTGTTATCTGACTCTAATTGTGATGCAAAAGATAACCTAAAACCTTGATCAGGTAATTCTTTTGACAAAGTTGAAGATAATATTTTTGTAACATCAATTAGAAGATCTTCTGTTCCAGATTTAAAAAATTGCGTACATTTGGTTGTTACAAAAGATGCTGATCCAGTGATATAATCACCAGGTGAAGAAGCAGTTGTTGAAAGATTGCAACCAGGTAAGAACCACTCTTTACCAAATGAAGATGATAACCAGTTGCATGAATCTTTGTCTGAATAATATGACGAATCTTTTCCTGAACCCTCTTCAAAAGAAGCGGAAAGTGGGTATAAGTCAACATTAAAATTAATTGGATTTGTTTGACCACCAAAGACATCTTTAAGTGAAATTTTGCACCAAAAACTTGAATCATTGACATCAATAAGTCCTAAAGATACGTCATCTTTTAGTTGCTGTAAGTCAAAATGAATTAAAAGACGAGATAATTCAGTATTTTTAATATTGTTTGTTTTTGTAATTCCATAAAGCTTGAATAGATCAAGAGATGCTGCAAGACCTATGTTTGACGAAACAACAGGAACTGAATTAACAATTTTATTTGTAACATATGAATCTTTATCGGCTGGAAGAGATTTATACATTTGAAACCGCCTTCCCGGTTATGTTTATATCCGGATATTTGATTTCAAATATAGCACCTGTAGGTGGATAAAGAATTTGATTTCTAGTATTAAGTTGAACATCAAAAGCAATTGATGAATATTGCTTGTTTTTTACTGTGCCATACATGTTATTGAACTGTATCTTGTCAACCGCTATGACTCCTGGTTTAGAGAATATTATACTAATAATATCTGACATTACTATTGGTTGATTTATATGAAAATTCTTTATATTAAAATAAGATTGAAGATCTGATATTATGCTTTGTAAAAGCGTGCTCTTGTTGAGCGCAGGATCTGCTACAATTTGAAAATATAGTTCAACATTAATAATTGCAGCATCTAGGACGTCAATTGCATCTGAAATCATTCTATAAGAATTTAGATATCTTTTAAGATTTATCTTAAGAGCGTCAGGTGAAGATATTAGCTCCTGATTTGAATTTCTTGAAACTATAAATAGTTGAGCTGCAAGAGGATTGTTTGGATTTTTTGACACAGAAGCTCTAAAAACTCTTCCAAAATTACTTGGCATTGAATAGACTCTAGCTATTAAGTCTTCTTTTGTTACAATTCTTTCTTGAGAATTTTTGACTGTTGGAATAAGAGCTAAAAGCTGCTCCGTTGTTGGTGGATCTTCTCCTCCAGCGGCATCTTTAGCGTTAGATATTTCAAGACTTGACTTAACTTGTGACTGTAAGACTGCTAAAGGGTTTTCAGGAAATATCATCGCTATATTCATTGCATCTCTAATAGAATTTGGAGTCACATTATGATTAAGTCCGCCTCCATACCTGTAGGTTACAGTAAGAGACGTGTTTGATGCAGCAACTCCAAGTGTTGCAGTTTTTAACATTTTTTGTGGATTAATTGATATTCTAGAGAAAGTCTGTGAATATGGCAGCGAAATTGCAAATTCTGAAGGATCTGGAATAACGTCATCTTCAAGGCTATTAGCAGTTCCGCCTCCAAAAGTTAAAGTTGTGCTTCTGCTTCCAAGGGACATAGTTTTTGTAAACCTATATGGAGCTGGAATTACTTTTATATAGTCTTTAACCAAAGAGTTTCCATTAACATTAAGAACGTTTTTATAGACAACGTCGTTAGAAAGGCTGTCAACTTCATAATATGAATTTCCCAAATCATCAGTTACTGATATTATTTCAGTAACATCTTTTTGAGAAAGCGTAATTCTTCTAAAAGGAGTAAAACTATTTATCGAAAAACTTTGACTTGTTTCATTTCCTGAGCTACAAAGAGCACTTTTCTTGAGAATTTTTGAAACAATATTTCCGCCAATTTTCCTGCCATTTGTAACTAATACATCTTTTTCAACAGATATTAATCCTGTCAAATTGTCAAGATGCCAAAATTTAATATCTTCTATAATATAAAACTGTATTCCTGAATCTGATCTAATCGTGCCTCCTGCTGAAATTGTTGGTAAAAGAGACGGATCAGGAGTAAGAATTCCATCTTCAAGTATTGGAACTTCAATATAAAAATCAACATAAACAAGAGCCGGAGATGATCCTGCTATAGCAATTCCTGAGTTTTTTATTATCTTTTCTATATTGTCTATTTCTATTGCAGTATCAGGATTTAATTCTCCATATAAGTGATCCATATAGAACGACATATTGTCACCAATATATGAAGCCATATCAAGCAATAGGCCACCTATAGATGATTCAGAAAAATCTTGAATTTTATCTGGATAGTATTGTCTAGTGTAATCTAGAATAACGGCTCTAAATCCGTCAAAGTCTCTTGCAAGATAATTTCTTTGACGTATATTCTTTAGCACTGCTTTGTTATCATTAGATGCCATTTTTCTCCTAAATTTATCAAATATAAGTAAAAAGACTTAAATTGCATATAAGACTATTTGAAGTCGCTTATTTTTAACTTGAAGTGCTGAAATATTATATGAAATTGTAATCTTTATAGTTGCTGTATTTTTATTTTCATTTCTATCGATAGATGAAGAAAAATCTTCCAAATCAATAAAAGGCATCCATTTTTCAACCGCACTTTTTATTCTTAATATTGCTTCGCCGTCGAAATCATCTTGTGATACAAGCTCGGTTGTAATAGGCTTTAGATTTGCGCCAAATTTATAAATTCCAAGTCTTTCTCCCCAGTTTGTTAACAATAAATTCCTAAGATTGTCTGCAAACTGATCTTCAAGGCTATAGTTCATAGACAATATACCTTCAGTAGTTCCTAGCTGAAGTGGCGTCTTAATACCGTATGGTATTTTAGTAGTCTTTAGTATTTCTAATTGAGACTGTTCTTGAGTTTTTCCTACACTCTTAAAGCTATAAGACGACATACATCTAAATATAACATCGTAAGACTACAGGCTTGACAATTATTAAGTTCAGGTATATCCCCTTGATAGCGCCGCTGCTTTCACTATAGGACCAGAACCAATTACAGCACCTAAGGCAGAAAATGCAATTGCTTCAGCAATTACAGAGGCTAATGCTGCCGCTGCTGCAAGAGCAGTGACTGGGGGTGTATCAAATGGCCCGTTTTTGAAAATTTCAATAATAACATTTATAAAAGAATAATCAATTACTGGACTGAATAGGATTGGTCCAGTAGCTATTAGTGGGTTAGGTAAAATTTGGGCAGCAATTAAAGCAAAAACACTTGAAAAAGATAATGGAATTATAATGCCTAATTTGTTCTTTACGTCTATTGCGCCAAAAGGCGAATAATTGAAATCACCAGGTAAAGATACGTCAAACGAAGGAGTTGGAGGTTTTGGAGATACAAGAGATGTTGCAAAAGCTATATATGAGACCCTAACAGCAGTTGTATTTGGATCGGCTGGAATGATAGGTGGAACTAAGATTGCATCTAAAACTATTGGTAAAGGTAAAGGAGCAGGTAGTGGCGGTGATGGAGTTGTCCAAGGAGGTACGGCATTTTTAAGTTGATCTGCAAGAACAGCAGGATCAAACAATGGAATAGCAAAATTAGAAGAGAAATTTAATGAATTTGCAGCAGATTCATAAAAACCATTAATCCAAAGTTTCTGAAATTCTGGGAATTTACTTGAGTCGCCTATGTCTATGTTTCTAGAAAAATCTCTAGTAGGCACAGAGATAACAGTAGCGCCGAATGGCAAAGGTATTGCACCGGTCAATAAAGCCAATTTTACCCTATTGACAAAGATGCTCTTTGCAGAACTAGTAAGTTTTCCGCCTGATAAAATTCCTGCATTTTCTAGTGTTCCGCCCATTAGTCG